ATAAATGTTCATTGATTGTGATTGGTCAATGAACGGAGCTCTATCAGCAGCCATATCAATTAATTCTCTTTGAGATATCTCCCAAATTGTTTTATACTTCGCGATTAAATGTTCAGTTCTTTTGAGTTTTTTAAGATAATTTTTATCTTCAGAATCTAAATATTTGTTGAAATTAATGTGTTGGATTGAACCACCATCAACAATAATATCATTTTTCAATTCTTCAGACCAAATACCTAATTTCTCAAAATCATTAATCAAATACTTGTTAACAATTAAAATTTCACCTCCAACAACACGTCTGTTAAATAACGCAGAATGTGCTGGTTCAGTCATTTCAAATGAACCTGTTATCTTAGCTGATGACGCAACAGGCATTTGTGCTGTAAATAAAGAATTACAAATTCCAAATTCTTTAACACTTTCTTTTAATGAACTCCAATCCCACATCAAATCAGATTGGTCAATACCCCACATATCAAATTGGAATATTCCATTAGACATTGGTGACCCTTCAAAGAAACTATATGGTTCATATTTACCATTCTTACACAAGTCATTACTTTCAGTTATCGCAGCAAAATAAATTGTCTCAAAAATACGTTTATTCAACACTCTTGCTTCTTCAGACGTGAATATGTAATCCAAGATGTAAAAAACGTCAGCTAATCCTTGAGTACCAATGGCGATAGCTCTTTGTTCTAATCCACCTTTTTCTCCTTTAGAAGTTGAATAACTATTAATGTTAATAACTTTGTTTAAAGTTCTGGTAACCTTTCTAACTTCATTATATAGTAAGTTAAAGTCAAATTTACCATCAACAATAAAGTTTTTCAACACCATTGACGATAAAGTACAAATAGCTGTAGTTTTCTCATCGGTATATTGATAAATCTCATTACATAAGTTTGATTGTTTAATCACACCGATGTTTTGATGATTAGTTTTTCTATTAGCACTATCTTTTGAACATAAGTAAGGAACACCTGTCTCAACTTGTGATTCAATAATCTTATTCCAAATTTCAGTTGCTTTAGTTTTTTTACCAAGACCTAACTCAACCGCTTTACGATAATTAGTTTCGTATTCGTCACCATAACACTCTTGTAGAGCTTTAATACCAGCTTTCTTAATATCATTAGGACAAAACAAATACCAATCCTCGTTATTTTTAACGGCTCTCATAAAGTTATCCGGAATCCATAAAGCAGTGAATAAATCTCTCGCTCTTAACTCATCTTTACCAGTGTTTTTCTTAATATCTAACAAATCATAGATATCTTTGTGCCAAGGTTCTAAATAAATCGCAGCGCTACCAGGTCTTCTACCTTGTTGGTTGAAAAATCTTAAAGACTCGTTAACGATTTTAAGATACTTCAACAATCCTCCAGCAAAACCACCAGATGTTGTAATACGACTTTCTTTACTTCTTTGGTTTGACATACATAATCCAATCCCGGCAGCATCAGATGAATATGTTGAAATATCATTCAATGTATTCAATAACCCCTGTCTTGAATCAGCGTCATTATAATGTAACACACAAGACGCTAATTGAGGAATTAAAGTCCCAGAATTAATCATAATAGGTGTTGCTTTTGATATTCTTTGTTCAGATAACGATTTGTAATACTCTGTCGCTTCTTCAAAAGAATCTGTAACCCAAAGAGCTATCCTCATATACATATGTTGAGGTCGTTCAACCGCTTTACCATTTGGTAACTTTAACAAATACATTTCTTGTAAGGCTTTCCAAGCAAAATAATCAAAATTATAATCGTTATCATGGTTTAATAGCTTTTCAATATTTTCAGAACCATAATTCTCAATCGTTTCAATTAATTTGTCGTGAATAACACCTTCACTATGTAATGTTAACATAGTATTAGCAAAACTATCATAACTATCTTTATGATAAGATGATATCGCAACTGATGATGCCAATCTTGAATAGTCGTGATGACTTCCAGTATATGACGCAGCAATCTCGTAGATTAACTTATCCAACTCTTTAGTTGTAATGTTACCTTCAGTAGGAACTGAAGTAATTACTTTGATGAAGATTTCATCTGAATTAACATTCAGTCCTTTTGAGGCTTTCTTAATACGACCGTAAATTTTTTGGGGATTAAAGGCAACTTCATCCCCATTTCTTTTCTTTATCTTTAATGACATAATAATTTATATATTTTTTTATTAAAAATCGTCAGTAAATGATAGTGTTTCATTTAATTTCGCTTTTTGATATTCAACCGTTCTACCTTCAAAAAAGTTTCCTTTAGTTTCAATAGCTATCTGTTCCATAAACTTGAATGGTTGTTCAACATTAAATTCTTTTTTACAACCGAATTTTACTAAAAGTCCATCAACAACAAACTCTAAATATTGTTTCATCAAATTATGGTTCATACCTATTAAAGATACGGGTAAAGATTCAGTAATAAACTCTTTTTCAATATCTAATGCTGATAATAAAATTTCTTTAATTCTTTTTTCAGTCGGTTTGTTCTCAATATGGTTATTCAACAAATGAATTGCGAAGTCACAGTGTAAGTTTTCATCCTTAAAAATAAGACTATTCGCAGAACATAATCCAGGCATAATACCTCTTGATTTCATCCAAAATATTGCACAAAACGAACCTGAAAAGAATATACCTTCTACAGCAGCAAAAGCTATTAACCTTTCTTCAAAGGTAGTGTCTTTAATCCAATCTAACGCCCATAGCGCTTTCTTTTGAACAGCAGGCAATCTATCAATCGCGTGGAAACATTCATCCTTTTCCTCCGAGTTAGATATATAAGTATCTATCAATAAAGAATACATCAAAGAATGTATATTTTCCATCATTATTTGAAACCCATAAAAGAATTTCGCTTCCGGATATTGAACTTCTTTTAGGAAGTTTTCAGCCAAGTTTTCATTAACAATACCATCTGACGCGGCAAAGAATGATAAAACATTTTTAATGAAATATTTTTCATTATCTGTTAAATTTTCCCAGTCTCTAATATCATCAGTCAAATCAACTTCTTCTGCAGTCCAAAAAGCCGCTTGGTGTTGTGTATAATAATCCCAAATATCCTTGTGTTGAATAGGAAATATAACAAATCTGTCTTTATTCTCTTGTAATATTTTTTCCATTTTACTCATATTTTAGTTTTTAGTGTTTAATTTTCGTTTTTCAACCAGGTCTTTAATCCTTTGTCTATTTCTTTCTTCAGTTTGTTCTTCTAAACCTAAGAATGTTACAGAACTTTCGGTATCAATTTCTAATGTTCCATTATCAAATTTACAATTCTCAAACACAATACCATCATCACCAATACGTGATTTAGTTATTGCAATTGTTGCTAATTTCATCTCTTTTTGTTGTAATGATTTAGCAACAGAAATAATAACGTGACCCACTTGAGCTTTTTTAATTGACCCACCCATTTGGTCTGTGGTTACAACATCAGATGAAATACTTGACCTATTACCTTGTGTTGCGGTCCAACCAACTAAATTTAATTCGTGACACATTGACTCAAAACCTCTCATTACTGACCCTTCAGACTTCCATTCATCACCTAAATTTCTATCCGGAACAACACAATCAATATAATCCAACATAACCATATCAATTTTAACACCATCAGCAATAATCTTTCTAAGTTGATTCTTTATTTGTAACATAGTTACCGTATCAGACGGAAGTTTCTTAAGAATTAACTTATTAGTCATAGTACTCTGAATCTCCTTAACTTTAGTCATCGCTTCTTCTTTTCTTTCAGTCAAATCATCAGGATGGATTTTAGTCCATAATGTAATATGTTTTCTTTGAATAATCTTAGGATTGTCCTCAAAAAATATTTGAACTACGTTATAACCTAAATTGAATGAATGATTAGCGATTTTAGTCAACAATGTTGATTTACCCACACCAGTCGGAGCCAATATAACCCCAATCTCACCTTTAGCTAAACCCCCTTTTAAGAGCCTATCTATACCAGGAATACCCATTGGTATCGGATGTCTGTAATCTTCGTTTAAAACATCGTCTAAATTGTAAAAAACATCAGACATACCATCTTCTCTTTCCCCAACTTGTAACGCCGTTCTAACTAATTGTTCTACCTTATCGTAATTCTCAAATTCACCACCATCAATAATTTTTTGAGCCTTACTCATAACCTTTTGAAGTTCTTGTTGTTTACAAAACTTCATCGCTTTTTCTTGCACGAATTCTCCACCTTCAACAGAACATTCTTTAATTTTTGCGATTGTATCAATCACAATTTTAGCAGCCATTTCTTGTTGTAACTCAGATTTGGTAATCTGTTCTAAAGTGTCAAAAGTTGGCGTATGTTCGTATTTAGCGTAGTATTCCTTAACCATCTGAATGATTAGTTTGAAATACTTATTCTCAAAATAATTCGCCTCAATAACATCTATTATTGACCTCGCAAATTCTTTATCAACAATAATTTGGTTTAACAACTGTATCTGAAATGTACTTCCCAGATAATCAAAATTCTTTTTAGATGACATAATGTTTCTTTTAGTTATTGATAAATATTATCGTTTCAAAAGAACATCAGCATATTCAAAATTTAATTCTTGAGATGAAAAAGTGTCAGTCAATGAGTTTAGCAAACTTTTCAAGTAAGGGCGGACATCTACAGTGTATCTAATCTTAGGTGGGTATATTTTCGCATCCACCTGTCTATGACAAATTGTCGCATCACCTTGCTTAATATAGATGTTAAAATACTCCGGACCTTCAATAACTGATGTTTCCAAAAGGTTAGGATTATGGATAATATCATACATATTATCAAGCATATAATTCGTGGTTTTAACCTTCAATTGGTCCTCAATATCAATCTTAAAATCATAAAGAATATTATACAAATCAACTGAAGATTTAGCCTCCGGATTGAAGTCTCTAACATTAAAAAATCTTTGTACGATAATGTTATCGTTAACGGTCATTAAAAATTCTAATTTTACTGATTCTTGGTCTTTCATTTTTGTTTATTTATTAATTATTTAATTTGTTTGTGGTTTCTCTTTTCTTTTCTGGTTAATTTTAGAAATGGTTTGACAAAATTTACCCAAGCATCATCACCTTTCGGTAAAAACTTGAAGAACCCGTCTTCCATCATCATTTTAATAAAATTCTTATATCCCCGACCATCCGGGTCTAAACTTTCTTTATAATACAACTCAACTAATTCTTTAGCTTCATCGGTTATTAAAGGATTTGACAAATTTATGATTTTTTCGTTAATAAAAAAAAATTCTTCGCCATAAATTCCAGTTTTTGTTTTACCCGATAATAAATTCTGTAAAACCTTGTTGTCCTTATCCTCCTTCAATAGAGTTTCAGCTTTTTTAATAATATCGGTAATTTTTACTTCAGAGTCAAATAATTCAGGAAATATTTTCATTAAAGTCTTTTCACCCAAATAATATATCCCATCAATATTATCAGATTTATCACCACCCAATATCTTATAAGTCGTCATATTACAATGAGGTATATCATAATAATAGATATTAATCTTATCCCCATACTTATAAGTTTTTTTAGTTGAAGGTGAATATAATGATACTCTTTCAGAGATTAATTGTGTTAAGTCCTTATCCCCAGAGAATATAGTTATTTCCTCATTTTCTGAAATTTGACAATAATACGCAATTAAATCATCAGCTTCATTACCATCAATAATAATTTGACGAATAAAA